CGGCAGCGCAGCAACAGGGTATTAACTTACAGGTTGCATTAGGCTTTCGAGAAAACGCCCTACGCGAATCAATCCAAGTGGTTGAAGAACCTGAAGCAGAAGTGGTGAACTAATGGCCGAGACTCATGCCAGCAAAGCGTTAAAGAAGATTGAGATTCATGAGGCTGAGTGCGCCTTGCGGTACGAGTCAATTAAAGAGCGGTTAGATTCTGGGTCACAACGCTTTGATAAGTTAGAGCGTATGATCTGGGGCATCTACCCCGTCATGATTGCTTCTTTAATAGCCATCGTTGGCTTGGTAATAGCACAATGAAATTTGACGCAATTAAAGGATTAATCGGTACGTTAGCCCCTACTATTGGGAAGGCGCTCGGTGGGCCTTTAGGTGGTGCTGCCGCCCAAACTATCGCCAGTGTGCTTGGCTGTAAGACTGACGAAAAATCAATTACTACCGCAATCCAAGCGGCGACCCCTGAACAGCTTGCAGAGATTAAGAAAGCGGAATTTAATTTCCAAGCGCGGATGAAGGAGCTAGACGTAGATGTTTTCAAACTTGAAACAGACGATATCCAGAATGCGCGAATGGCTTTCAAAGGTGACTGGACGCCAAAATTTATTGCGGTTGCTTGCGTTTTGTTCTTCGGAGGTTACATCGCGCTGGTCACTCTACAAGACCCCGCTAATACAGACAATGGGATTGTTAATCTTGTGCTTGGTTATTTGGGTGGGATCGTCTCATCTATCATAAGTTTTTATTACGGCGCTTCACATAAGCACGACGAATGATGCGATTAGTTAACATGTTAAAGCGGCACGAAGGCGTTAGAGATAAGGTCTATATGTGCTCTGCTGGTTACGAGACCATTGGCGTTGGTAGGAATATCAGCGAGTCTGGTCTTGGACTTTCTGATGACGAAATAGAATATTTGCTAGTTAATGATATTAGACGCTGCCGAAAAGAGCTAACCCAAGAGTATGAATGGTTCTCAAGTTTGGACAGCGTGCGTCAAGACGCCATAATCGACTTATCGTTTAACCTTGGGCAGACCCGATTACGTACGTTTGTTAAGGCTTTAGGCCACATGGCTACAGGTAACTACGAAGAGGCTGGACAAGAGTTTTACCGTAGCCGTTGGGCTGAACAGGTTGGCGACCGCTCGTTGGAAGTCTGCCAAATGATTAGTTCTGGGGAGTACCAACAACGATGAAAACTGTACATGCACCAAAAGCATTAGCTGACGGTAACGTAGAACCTGCCCATGAGATAGAAATACTCTGTGCCGAATGTGGATATGATGTAGACGAGAACGAATTAGAAGCAGATACTTGTTCTGATTGCGGTGCTTCTTTAAACTTGAAGCAGAACACTTCTATCCAAGTAACAACCCTACCGCCGGTATTTGGCGAGACAATGTGATGGGTTCCTTATGCCACTACAGAAACTAGCGTTAAAACCGGGGGTTAATCGGGAAAATACTCGTTACACCAGTGAAGGTGGATGGTACGAATCCGATAAAATACGGTTCAGACAGGGCACACCGGAGAAGATTGGTGGGTGGCAGCGTATATCTTCTACGACGTTTTTGGGTGTCTGTCGTTCGTTATGGAACTGGGTAACCCTNGGCAGTCAGAACCTNATTGGNGTCGGNACTAACCTTAAGTTCTATATCGAAAATGGTGGTGCNTANAACGATATTACCCCCATACGGGCCACAGTTACCCTAACAAACCCATTCACCACCATTAGTGGGTCTCCCACGGTTACTGTCGTGGACGCTAATGGGGGCTACACCAGCGAAGATTTTGTTACTTTTTCGGGTGCTTCTGCCGTTGGTGGGCTTACTTTAAACGGTGAATATCAGATCACTGTAACCCCCGGCGTTGCAAATACGTACACCATAACAGCTTCTAGTAACGCTTCTTCTAGTGCTACAGGCGGTGGTACGGTAACTGCAGCTTATCAAATCAACACTGGGGCGGCGTCAGTAACGCCCATAACAGGTTGGGGAGCTTCCTCTTGGGGTTCTGGTGCATGGGGTATTGGCGAGACATCTGATATCCAAATTCGGTTATGGTCACAAGCTAACTTTGGGGAAGATCTTATATTTGCACCTCGTGGTGGGGCGATATACTTCTGGGATGCTACGGCAGGGCTTACTTCTAGGGGCGTCACATTGGCCTCAATATCCCCTGTAGGAGCGAATGTACCGAGCGTACAAGACCTTATTTTAGTGTCAGATATTAGCCGTTTCGTGTTCTGTTTTGGCTGTAATGACCTAGCCAGTGCGACGAAAAACCCGATGTTGATCCGCTGGTCAGACCAAGAAAACGCTACTCAGTGGACTCCTGCGGCAACAAACCAAGCAGGTAGCCTTCAGCTATCGCGTGGGGCAGAGATTATAGCGGCCAAACAAGCCCGTCAGGAAGTCCTAGTATGGTCTGATTCAGCCCTGTATGCCCTCCAGTACGTCGGTGCTCCAGTGGTGTGGGGGGCACAATTAGTTGGTGAAAACATCTCTATAGCGTCTCAAAACGCCGTAGCATACGCCAATGGTGTTGCCTTCTGGATGGGTGTGGATAAGTTTTACATGTACGACGGTCGCACCCAACCACTGCCCTGTAACCTCCGAAAGTTTGTATTTAACGATTTCAACACCGCCCAGTATCGCCAAGTGTTTGCGGGGACTGTAGAGTCTTACCATGAGATTTGGTGGTTCTATTGCTCGGCTAACTCTAGTACGGCTGACAGGTACGTTGTGTATAACTATCTGGATAACATTTGGTATTACGGCACAATGACTCGTACTGCATGGCTGGATTCGGGTCTGAGAGACTACCCCTTAGCTGCAACTTACAGCAACAATCTCGTGAATCAGGAAGAAGGCGTTGATGATAACGAATTAGGAGCAAGCACGCCTATACACGCGTATGCTTCTACCGCTGAGTTCGATCTAGATGACGGACATCAATTCAACTTCATTTGGCGCGTACTTCCTGATATCACGTTTGACGGGTCTACAACAGAAAGCCCTAGTGCTGTTATGACGTTGTTACCGATGCAGAATTCAGGGTCTGGGTATAACTCCCCTGCTTCGGTAGGCGGGTCAAATGACGGTACGATTACCCGATCCGCTGTGTTGCCCATAGAGAAGTTTACAGAGCAGCTCAATACGCGGGTTCGTGGACGACAGATGACCATGAAGATAGAATCTACGGAAGCAGGTGTTACGTGGCAGTTGGGGTCTCCGAGGTTGGATATGCGGCCTGATGGGAGACGGTAGTGGCTGGCGATAACACAGTATACAATGTTCCGTTTCGTGCCCCAGCTCTGCCGTATGCGCCTCAAGTGTACAACCAAGAGTCGTTTGAGCAGTTTAACAACGTACTACGGATATACTTTAACCAACTAGATAACGCGCTGAGAAACGCTATGGCAGTCCAAGAACCATACGAGTTACAAGTAGCTAAAGGCCAGATCGCTGGTGCTTCTACGTTGTACAAGTTCGGTACCAATCCAGACATCAATAGCGCAGAAGAAACGATATGGAGCACTGGGGGTGATTATCCTTGGCCCACGGCTGCATTTACTGCGTTTATTAGTAGCTCTAGTGCAGCAGATACTAGTGCAGGTACGGGTGCACAGACCGTAACCGTTGAGGGGGTAGACGAGAACTACGCAGCTCAGACCGTAACCGTCAGCATGAACGGGCAGACTCAAGTGCAGATTGGCGATGCTTCTGGTTGGTTGCGGGTTAACCGCATATTTGTTGCTACTTCAGGATCAGGCGGCACTGCTGCAGGTACGATCTATGTCGCTAATAGTGGGGTTACCAGTGGGGTACCTACCGGAATAACGTACGGTCAGATTGTACAAGGCGACAACCAAAGCCAGATGTCAGTGTATACNGTNCCTGCAGGNTTCACGTTATTTCTTAGANGATGTTACGTTTACAGCAGCTATNGCTATNGCTAACAAGAACGTAACCGCTAAGTTCGTGACTAGAGACTTTGGCTCAAACACGTTTCGCACAAAGATCATACAGACAGTACAGAGTAATTTGCTTGTATTGCCTTTTCATTACCCGTTCAGCATTGCAGAGAAAACGGATATGGAATGCCGAGCCAGCTCCGATACNACCAACGTAGTCGTCGGCGCTTCATTTGAGGGGGTGCTAATAGCAAACTGATATGGC